CAACATGAGCTTTACATTTGCCACATTGAAGACAGCGATACAAGATTACACCGAAAACACAGAAACAACTTTTGTAAATAATCTGTCAAATTTTATTACGATCGCAGAGGAACGTATATTTAAAAATGTACAACTTAGTTTTTTTAGAAAAAATGCTTCTGCCTCTTTTACATCTTCACAGTTCCTAGCGTGTCCTAATGACTTTCTTTCACCCTTTTCCCTAAGCTTTACTAATGCAAGCAGTGAAAAGGTATTTTTAGATTTTAAAGATGTAAATTTTGTTCAAGAGTTTAATCCTAATCCTTCTACAACAGGGCTGCCAAGATATTATGCGCAATTTGACGTAGACAATTTTATCGTAGCTCCTACACCAAGTTCCACATTTGCAGTTGAATTGCACTACTATTATAGACCCAATAGTTTAACAGCAGGAGCGGATTCTGGTTCGACATGGTTGAGCACCAATGCTCCCAACGCTTTGCTGTATGGTAGTCTTTTAGAGGCATATACATTTATGAAGGGTGAGCCTGATGTGTTGCAAAATTATGCACAACGTTTTACAGAAGCTATACAATCGCTTAAATTATACGGTGAAGCAAAAGAGGTTACAGATTATTACAGATCGGGCATGGTAATGAGGAATAAACAGTAATGCTTATGGAACTACCAAAAACTCCTGTTGTTGATATACAGACGACCAGTAATAGAGGTTTTACCCCGGAAGAGGTAGCTAGTCGATGTGCTGATAAAATAATACAGGTAGGTGATAATGCTGCCCCAGAGATACAGGAGCAGGCAAGAGCTTTTAAAGAACACATTCAAAAAGTAATTACATTTTACATGAAAGAGGCTATACAATCGGATAGGACTACTGTTTGTAACGCAATCAAAAACGCAGGACAAGAAAAACTTGCTGAACTAATAAGGAGATTATAATGGCTATAACACAGGCAATGTGTACCTCATTTAAAAAAGAACTTATGGAGGCTGTGCATAATTTTAAAAATAGTGGGGGTAGCACATTTAACTTGGCACTGTATACATCAAGCGCAACACTGGCTGCTGACACAACAGCATATACAACAAGCAACGAAGTATCAGGGACTAATTATAGCGCTAAAGGTGTAGCCCTAACAAGAGTAGACCCAAGCACATCTGGAACAACTGCGCTTACAGACTTTGCCGATGCCACATTTAGTAATGTTACCGTTACAGCAAGAGGTGCCTTGATATTTAACGAAAGTGCATCTGGTGATCCTGCTGTATGCGTATTGGATTTTGGTGCAGATAAGACAGCTACAGCGGGTGATTTTACGGTTGTCTTCCCTACAGCCGATTCAAGTAATGCAATAATAAGGATAGCTTAATGGCATTAACCATTGCAGATAGAGTTAGGGAAACCACAACCACCACAGGGACAGGAACGATTACTCTTGGTGGTGCAGTGGGTAACTTTGAAACTTTTACTGCTAATCTTTCTGATGGTGATACTACATATTATGCTATTGTTGATGCTAACAATAGTGACTTTGAGGTTGGATTAGGAACCTTTACCGCCTCTGGAACAACCCTTGCACGAACTACAATTATAGCAAGTTCAAACAGTAATAGTGCTGTAGATTTATCTTCTGGTTCAAAAGACGTATTTATTACCTTACCTGCCAGTAAGATGGTGTTTCAAGACGCTAATGGTAACGTCACGATACCGGGTGATCTTACTGTATCTGGTGATGACATCACAATGGGAACAAATACCTCTGGTAATCTTCTGATAGCAGACGGTACAAACTTTAACTCTATAGCCGTTGGATCATTGAGTGAAATATCGTCAGTGGCGGGTGATGATGTCTTTCTAGCAGTTGACACTTCTGGCGGTGGATTAAAGAAGATAACAAGAAGCACTATTGTATCTGGGTTAGCCACATCAGGTGCTATATCAAATGTTGTAGAGGATACGACTCCCCAGTTGGGCGGTAACCTCGACACCAACAGTCACAGTATATTATTAGATGATGCCCATTTTATAGGCGATGAAAACGGTAATGAGCAGATAATATTTCAGACTACAAGCTCTGCCGTAAATCAGTTTGATGTAACAAACGCAGCCACAGGCAATGCTCCAGAGCTATCGGCTACAGGTGACGATACAAATATCAGTCTGAAGATTACACCCAAGGGGTCTGGTCAAGTGTTGCTTGATGGTAACGTAGGAATAGAATCAGGACTTATTGATCTTAAAAACTCTGGATCACGATCACAGATAAAGTTTTACTGTGAGTCTGGTAACGCTCACGCACAGGCTTTGCAAGCTGCCCCACACTCAGAGAGTGCTTCTAATACGCTAACTCTACCAAGCACAGGAGGAGATGCTGACTTAGTATCGGTGAGTTCTACAGCAACGCTAACAAATAAGACGCTATCAAGTCCAACAATTAACACTCCTGTAATCACAAGTATAAAAAACACAAGTCTTGTTATAGGTAGAGATGACGATAACTTAATAAAGTTTAGCACAGACAATCAGATCATCTTTGAGGTAGACGGAGGTGACAATGTTATATTTAAGGCGAGTGGTGAGATAGAGGCTACAAGCCTAGACATATCAGGTGATGTAGATATAGATGGCACACTAGAGGCAGACGCTATAACCGTAAACGGTACAGCCTTGGGAACGGTGATAGCAGGAACCACAGTCACACTAGCCTCAACCGTTACAGTTACCGACAGTACAGCAAATACAAACTTCCCAGTTGTGTTTCACGATGAGTCAAATGCCTTGTTAGATGACACTGGAGCATTACGCTATAACCCAAGTACAGGCACATTATTAGTGCCAAATCTATCTGTGGCAGGCACGACAACCACGGTTGATACTGTCACGATGAACGCACAAAACGCCATTGTGTTTGAGGGTGCTACGGCAGATGACCATGAAACAACCCTAACTATAGTAGACCCAACAGCCGACAGAACAATAAACCTACCAAATCAGTCTGGTACAATACCTGTCTTAGCAGCCGTTAGTACAACACAGATTACCTCTACACCAGAAGAACTAAACATCTTAGATGGTGTAACATCCACAGCGTCAGAACTAAATATTCTTGATGGTGTTACGGCAACGACAGCCGAACTAAACTATAGTGACACAGGTGCATCAGTAGGAACAGTAGTAGCCTCAAAGGTTGTGACTGTAGATGCAAATAAAGATGTATCGAGTTTTAGAAATATCACACTGACAGGAGAACTTGATGCAGGTAGTCTTGATGTTAGTGGAGATGCAGATATAGATGGAACATTAGAAGCCGATGCGATAACAGTAAATGGAACAGCGTTAGCCACAGTGATTGCTGATGAAGCCACAGCGTTAGCGATTGCACTTGGATAGTATAGGAGAACGATATGGCAAATACGTTTAAATTAACCACAAGGGATGTAGCTCCTGCTAGTTCAGGAACGCCAGAAGAAATCTACGATTGCCCAGATAGCACAACCTCTATCATACTTGGATTAACACTAGCAAACGTACATACTTCTCAAGTCACAGCATCTGTCACATTAGTAAGCACAACAAACCAATCAGGTTCAGCACAGAATACAACGGCTCACCTTATAAAAGATGTACCTATTCCTGTAGGATCGACAGTAGAGATTATGCAAGGCAACAAGATTGTGCTAAATGCTGATGATCGTGTAAAAGTAGATTGTTCTGTAGCCGACAAAGTTTCTGTCACAATGAGTTACATGGAGATAACCTAATGCCATTTATTGGTAACCAACTATCCACATCGTTTCAAAATGTAGAAACACAAACCATAACAGGGGATGGTAGTACTGCCTATACGCTAAATAACGCTGTAGCAGACGGTAAAGACCTTCTGGTATACATAAACAATGTAAAGCAAGAAGAAGGCTCTGGTAAGTCTTATACAGCCACTGGTACGACAATAACCTTTACAGAAGCTGTAGCGAGTACAGATTCATGCTATGTGGTGTTTATAGGACAAGCTATAGGAACAGTTACACCGCAAGATGGTTCTATTGTATCCAGTATGTTAGCGGATGCTAATCTAGAGATGCCCAACACGTTAGACCTAAATGGTAAAGAGTTGATACTTGATGCTGATGCCGATACGTCCATTACCGCAGATACAGATGATACTATTGACATAAAGATTGCAGGAAGTGATGTGTATCAGATTACAGCTACAAAAGTAGACCTAAACGGAAAAGAGTTAGTTTTAGATGCTGATGCTGATACATCGATAACGGCTGATACAGATGACCGTGTGGATATTAAGATTGCAGGAACTGACACAGTGCATATAACATCTACTGGGTTAGGTGTTGGCACAAATGAACCTAATAGAGCATTAAGCCTAGAGAATGGTGATATTCAAATTCACGATACAGGAACGTCTGGTGACCCATTGTTAAACTTTTCTGTTGGTAACACACAAGGAAGTCCTACACAAAGTTGGTCTTTACGAATTGATAATAGTGATAGTGACAAATTCCAATTAATGGATGTAACTGATAGCCGTATCGTTCTTACGGCAGACGGCAGTGGCAACGTGGGTATAGGCACTGCATCTCCAAGTGTGCTTCTTGATTTAGAAAGCACTGCTCCAGTTATTAGATTTACTGACAGCGATGCTACTGGTACTCCAGAATGTGAAGTTAGTGGTGCAGGTGGTGATTTATTACTCAGAGCAGATAGAGATAATGAAAAATCATCATCAATCATAGGATTTGAAGTCGATGGCTCAGAAAAAATGAGGATTGATAGTAATGGTCAGGTTGGAATAAATGAAACTCCAGTAACAACAACCGGGAGTGCAGCACAGCTTCATGTTGATGGTGATGGTAGGTATAATAATGGTACACAAGCAGCTATCTTTCAATCAACTAATAACAGAGGTACAGTAAGAATTAGAACAGTAAGTGACGAAGCAGCTGAATTGTTTTGGGATAGTAATGGTGCTGCGAGGTGGTTAATGTCTTGTCGGAGTTCTGGTGTAGTACATAAAATGAGTTGGTACAATGCACATAGCACTCCTAGTTATACTTCTGTCGGCTCTGCTGTAATGGTATTAACTCAAGCAGGTAACTTATCAGTAAATGGGTCATTATCAAAAGGTTCTGGTTCATTTAAAATCGATCACCCTTTACCATCAAAATCAGATACGCATCACTTAGTTCATTCATTTTTAGAAGGACCACAGGCTGATCTTATTTATCGTGGTAAGGTCGATCTTGTAGGTGGTTCTGCAACTGTAAATATTGATACTGCATCTGGTATGACAGATGGCACTTTTGTTTTGCTTTGTGACAATGTCCAATGTTTTACTTCTAATGAAGATGGTTGGACAGCAATTAAAGGTAGTGTTTCTGGAAATACACTTACAATTACAGCACAAGATGATACAAGCACTGATACAATTTCTTGGATGGTTATAGGTGAACGTAAAGATAAACATATGATTGATACTGATTGGACTGATGAAAATGGTAAAGTGATTACTGAGCCACTCAAACCCAAAGACGAAGAGGATAGTGAGTAATGCCATACATAGGGCGAAGCAGTAATTTTGGAGTTAGAACACGGTTCTTGTATACAGCTACGGCAAGTCAGACCACGTTTAGTGGTACGGATACCCAGAACCTCACCTTGTCTTATAGTGACTCCAATTTCATTGATGTTCACCAGAATGGGGTGTTATTAAAGGTTGTAGATGACTATACAGCTACCTCTGGTACGTCTGTTGTATTAGCCACAGGAGCCACGGCTAGTGATGTCATAGAGATAACCGTGTACGATGTATTTTCTATAGCAAACCATATTAAGAAAACTGGTGATGCTATGGCAGGTGCATTAACAAATATAGACATCGATGGTACAGAGTTAGTATTAGATTCTGATGGTGACACAAGTATTACAGCCGATACAGACGATCAGATAGATATAAGAATTGGTGGTACAGATGTTGCTACTTTTACAAACTCCTCTAGTGACTTTGTAATAACTCAGGCTGTGCAAGACAAGGATATAATTTTTAAAGGTGATGATGGTGGTTCTGGTATAACTGCTCTTACACTTGATATGTCAGATGCAGGTCATGCCACATTTAATAATGGTATCACTCTTTCAGACGGTGACTTAACTGTAGCAGCGGGACACGGTATAAGCTTTGCATCTACAAGCGATGATTCAGGTATGACCTCTGAGCTTTTAGATGACTATGAAGAAGGAACATGGACACCTGCACTGACTGGACCTTCAAGTGTTTCTTACAGTGACCAGACAGGAACATATACAAAAATAGGCAGAATGGTTTTTCTTTCTTTTCACATGACAATCAGTTCTGCACCTACTGGAAATAGTAATTATCGTATTACAATTCCATTTACTCCAGAAGGTTCTAGTTCAAGGATGTATGGTGGTGATATTTTTATGGATACAGCATTAGTTACAAGCAATTACGGACACTTTCTAGGTGTATACAATGGTGGCGTAAATGTTTATGTCTATACAAGTGCAGGAAGTGCAAGAAGTGGCTCAGGTGCTTGGCAAACAGGAACTTTGAGTGGTCATATTTTTATAAATACTTGATAGGAGAAATAAATGGCAATAACAAAAGAAGTAATACAAGACAAAATAGAAGTCGTAGGTGATTTCAAGCACATACAAGTGCGAACAGCCACGGTGATTAAAGAGGATGGTAAAGAAATATCACGGTCTTTTAATCGCCATGTTGTATCACCAGATAGCGACAGCACAAACGAAAGTGCTGACGTAAAAGCAATGGTAAAACAGTTTCACACAAACGCTGTTAAGAAAGCCTATAAAGAACACATAGAAAGCACTACTCCATAATGCCCAGAAGTAACATACAATTAGGTGGACAAGAGTTAAAACTAGACGCTGACGCTGATACATCAATCACGGTTGATACTGATGACCAGATTGATATTAGGGTTGGTGGTAGTGATTTAGTAAAATTAACTGATAGTACATTAACTCTTACAAGTGCAACCGCTAGTAGACCTGGGATAGTTTTGGAAAGCACAAATGCAGATGCAAATCCCCCTTTTTTAAGATTTCAAAAAAATGGTTCATCACCTGCTAACAATGATGAAATAGCAGCAGTACAATTTTATGCTGACGATGATGGGGGTAATGTTTTTGTTGCAGGTCAAATAAAAGTCTATTCGGATAATGTTTCTGATGGTTCAGAAGCTAGTTCTATCACATTTTCTAATATAAACGCAGGTTCAGCTAATAATTGTATGCAGTTTAATCCTACAGAGACTGTGTTCAATGAAAGCAGTGTGAACAGAGACTTCCGTGTAGAGAGTGATGATAATGCAAATATGTTGTTTGTAGATGGTGGTAATAATAGGGTTTCTTTTGGTGCTAATGACATGACGAACACTGTTAATATTGCAGCAAGTAGTTCAACAGCCATAGGACTGACCATCAAAAATACTGAAAATTCTAAGAGCGGTGAATTAAATGTTTTAGGAAGCGGTTATGCAGCACACGGAGCTAATGCAGGACAGCTTTGGTTATATAATGCAGATGGTGTAACCGTTGGTTCTGCTACAGGAAATAGTGGCGGTGTAAAATTAGTGGCAGGTGGTTCAGCAAGAGTAACGGTTGATAGTTCAGGAAGATTTTATGTTCCCAATGTTTACAGTTCTACTACTAGTAGTGGCGCAAATGTAAACGTAGCAAGTGATGGTAGGATGGAAAGGTCAACCTCATCTCGTAGATATAAAAACAGTATTAAAGATGCGACGCATGGACTGACGGATTTATTAAAGTTAAGGTCAGTAACCTATAAAGGTAATAATGATGGTGATACTATATTTGGTGGTCTTATTGCAGAAGAAGTACATGATGCAGGGTTAACAGAATTTGTACAGTATAATGATGATGGTGAGCCAGATGCCCTGTCGTATGGCAATATGGTATCTCTTTGTATAAAAGCCATTCAAGAATTATCAGCAAAGAACGATGCACTAGAAGCTCGTATCAAGAAGTTGGAGGCTAAATAATGACTAGAGCAGCAGACTTAGCAAAACTTATAGCAGGTAGTAGCACCCTTGGTGGTACAGGTGAGTTAGTTCTAAAAGATGTAGACACGGCTGACGGATCATCACCCAAGATTACGTTTCAAACAGGTGATACCGATATAGCAGCCGATGATGTTCTAGGCACAATAGACTTCCAAGCACCAGACGAGGGAACAGGCACAGATGCCATACTTGTATCCGCAGGGGTTGAAGCCAAAGCAGAAGGTGACTTTAGTTCCTCTAGTAATGCTACATCTTTGACATTTAAGACTGGTTCGTCAGAAGCAGCAGCAGAGAAAGTTAGGGTTACAAGTGCAGGTAATTTAGGGATCGGAACAACAAGTCCTTCACAAAGTTTAGAAACGACAGGTAGTATATTCATCAATTCATCTGGCAATCCATTTTTAGAGGTAAAAACTTCTGGTGCAGGTAATAATCCATTTGTGAGAATTAAAGCAGATTCAAACTATTGGGATTTACAAACTCTTTTTTCTAATACAAATGATGAGTTAGACTTTCGTTACAATGGTACTTCTACCATGATGATTGACAAGAGTGGTCACATCACTAAACCATTGCAATCTGCGTTTTTGGCACAACTAAGCACTGCACAAGCAAATGTTGCTACAGGTAGTGGACAAACTATTCAGTTTGATACAGAAATATTTGACCAAAATGCAGATTTTAATCCATCTTCTTATACTTTTACAGCACCAGTGACAGGCAGATATCAATTTAATTTTCTAGCTAGATATAATAGTTTAGATAGTGGTGCTAGTTATTATCAAGGGTATGTCGTAACCAGTAATAGGAGTTACATTCATACAATTGACCCAAACTACACAGCAGATTTGAATTATTATAGTTTTGGTTTTTCTTTTCTAGCTGACATGGATGCTAATGACACAGCATACATTTTATATAATCAAAGTGGTGGCACTCAGCAAACAAATATTAGTGCCGGTGCAGACACTTATTTTTCAGGCTATCTAGTAGCCTAATATGCCAATGCGAAATAACATATCTTAAAGGAGGTAAAAATGGCAAAACTTACATTAAAAATAGAAGTCGATGACACTCAACAATCTATATTAAATAATGACTTGTTAGATATAAATCAATGGGTGCAAGACGCAATGACAGGTAAAATAAACAACTGTTGGAAGAGGATGCAACAAGAATGGACAACAAAGTTAATGAACGACAGTTCTTTTACTGATCCAATCCCAAGCAACCAAGCTGACTTTGTAAAACTCGTTCTTGCACGAAGTGACTACAAAAATCGTAAAGCAAGAGATAACGCAAATTAATTAGGATAATAAAATGACCGAAAATGTAATTAAAATAGATGGCAAAGACTACGATGCGAATGCCTTTTCGGCAGAGCAAAAGTATGCTGTGGCACAGATACAAAGTCTACAGTCAAAGCAAACAGAGCAAAAGATGATGCTTGACCAAACACAAGTAGCCTTGCAATACTTTACAAACAAACTTATAGAATCGCTAAAGCCTAAAGAGTAATGCTAGGTTTTCATGCCATAACGGAGGCTTCCTTTGCGTCACTGACCGATACCCTTGGTCATGTGTCCACTGTAGTAGGAACCACGGCTCTTGGTGATGAAACTGTTACAGCAAGTGGAAGTGTTACTATAGATTTTGATATTTCAGCAACCTCGGCTCTCGGAACTTTAGCAAGTATATCGGGTAAAGCAAATGTGTTCCCAACAGGTATATCGTTGCTTATGAATGAACCTAGTGTTATAGTCTGGGGTGAGTTAGTTGCATCTGGGGGATCTAGTTGGTCTAATCTCTCTACAGGTGTATCACAAACATGGACAGATATAGAGGCGTAACATGGGTTCAACATATACAGATAGTGGTGGAATAGAAAAAATAGGTCTTGGCGAACAAGCGGGTGCATGGGGAACAACCACAAACAACAATTTTGACATTATAGATAGACTAATAAATGGTGTTGGAGCCATAACATTATCCGGCACTTCACACACTTTGACCACAAGTGATGGCAGTTTATCAGATGGAATGTTTAAAGTTCTTGTTTTAGGTGGTTCTCCTTCTGGCACGAACACGATTACGATTGACCCCCCTAACGCAGATAAGCTTTATTTTGTTAAGAATGCGTCTGGACAAACAGTTACGTTTACGCAAGGTTCTGGCGGTGACGTTAGTATCTCTAATGGTTTTGGCGCAATTATCTTTGCCGATGGTGGAGGTTCAACAGCAGCCGTCACAGACCTTACGGCTTTATTTACAACAAGTCAGGCGATTGATGGAGTAAATATAGGGGCCACGACTCCCGGCACGGGAGCTTTTTCTGCCTTAACAGTAGACAATGTAGTAGTCAATGGAGCGAACATTGGACACACGGATGACACTGACTTGATAACCGTTGCAAGTGGTGTTGTTACAGTGGCAGGAGAGGTTAGTGCTACAACTCTTGATATAAATGGCACAAATATCACTTCGACAGCAGCAGAGTTGAATATACTCGATGGAGTAACATCAACAGCGTCAGAATTAAATTTAGTGGATGGTTCCTCCGCAGGAACAATAGTTAATAGTAAAGCTGTAATTTATGGCAGTTCAGGTGAGGTAAATGCTACTACCTTACAAATAGCAGGAACGTCTATAACGGCAACGGCGGCTGAATTAAATATCATGGATGGTGTAACAGCATCAGCCTCTGAGCTTAATTTACTTGATGGTGTATCAGGATTAGAACAAGCTGATTTTACAAAACTAGCAGCGGTTACATCAAGTGCAGCGGAATTAAACGTATTAGACGGATATACAGGCAGTGTAACAGAGCTTAATTACTTAGATACTTTACACGCCACTGGAGTGACTTCTACTGAGTTTGATTTTCTCGACGGTGTCACTAGTAATATTCAAACACAGTTAAATACAAAAGTTACCTCTTCAGGCGTTACCTCTGTGGCAACAGGCACTGGGCTAACTGGAGGAACGATAACAAGCACTGGAACTATAAGTTTAGACACAACTTTAGGAGCCGTAGGAACTTATGCTATGTTGGGAAGAACAGGGAATGGAACTATCATAGCAGGGCAGACTTATACAAACTCCTCAAGTGGGGCTAACAACAACAACGCAGGTTTAGTTTTTTCTGGCTTTGCCAGTGACAACACTTTTTCTGATAACACTGCTGCTGACATTCGTGGTAATTCAGCAACTGGGGTGTGGAGGGCAATGGGTCACGTTGCTGCCACAGGTCGTAACTCAAGCACCCTATTTTTAAGAATCTCGTAATGCCTTTAACATCTCTTAAATTCAAACCCGGTATTAATAGAGAAACTACCTCATACACTAACGAGGGCGGTTGGTTCAATGGCGATAAAATACGTTTTCGCTTTGGCTACCCTGAGAAAATAGGCGGATGGTCCGCGTACAGCGACAACACATTCTTAGGAACCTGTCGTGCGTTATTTAGTTGGGTGGCTTTAGAGGGAACAAAATTCTTAGGTGTAGGCACTAATTTAAAATATTACATTGCTGATGGTGGTATATATAATGACATCACTCCAATACGTTTAACGACTACTGCCGGTGACGCTACTTTTGCTGCTACGAATGGCAGCACAACAGTCACTGTTACAGAAGCCGGTCATGGTGCTGCTTTAAACGATTTTGTAACCTTTTCGGGCGCTGCAAGTTTAGGTGGTAATGTTACCGCTACTATTTTAAATGCAGAGCATCAGATAACTTCTATAATTAATAATGACAGCTACACTATAGTTGTAAGTGCTACGGCGTCTGGATCTGATTCCGGTGATGGCGGCAGCTCAACTGTAGCGACATATCAGATAAACACAGGATTAGACACAAACTTTTTTGGCACAGGTTGGGGTGCCGGTGTATGGAATGGCGTTGACACAGATGAACTAACCACAACCTTAGCAGAAGAGCTTGATGCATCAGAAACAGAAGTTGATGTAACAAGTGCATCGGGTATGGCAACAACGGATGTGATTAGTGTTGCCGGAGAGCTTATGCTTATTACAAATATATCCTCTAACACTCTAACGGTAACGAGAGGTCACGGCGGAACTACAGCAGCGGTGCACGCAAATGGAGAGTTAGTGCGCTTAGTTAAAGGTAATGCCACGGCATCAGATGATACCGTAACCCTAATAAACGGTAGCAGTCTGGCGTCAGATGTAACCGCCACTAGTGTGACTGTAGATTCTGCCGCCGCTTTTACAGCAACAGGTTCGGCTAATTTTATTAAGATCGACGATGAAATTATGCAATATACAGGAACAACATCGACATCTTTTACAGGATTGGTGCGTGGTGCGTTTAATACAACAGCGGCTACTCATGCTGACAACGCTGCGGTTATAGAGGCAAGCTTTGGTTGGGGCATGACGTTTACTACCACAGTAGCCGGTGCAAACTTAACGAACTGGACGCATGATAACTTTGGTGAAGACCTGTTAATAAACGTTAATAATGGTGGTATCTACTATTGGGATCGGACCTCGGGCACCTCATCACGGGCCGTGGAGCTAAACACTTTGTCGGGCTCGACATTAGCGCCAACTATTGCAAAACAGATAATGACCTCCGATCCTGATAGACACGTTATAGCTTTTGGCTGTGACCCAGAAGCTAATATTGGTACCCAAGACCCCTTGCTTATACGGTTTGGGTCACAAGAAAGTCTTACAGACTGGCAGAGTTTAGCCACTAACACTGCCGGGGAGCTACGCTTATCTACAGGTTCAGAGATTGTAGTAGCCTTACAAACTAAACAACAGATACTTGTGTATACAGATGTATCGCTCTACTCCATGCAGTTCTTAGGGCCACCTTTTACTTTTGGACTTACAGAGATATCGCGCAACATTACAATAGCAAGTCCTAATTCTGCTGTAGCTGTTAATGATTTTGTATATTGGATGGGCTCAAAAGAGTTCTATGTCTACAGTGGTACTGTGCAACGATTACCTTGCACTGTTCTAGATTATGTCTTCAGTGATTTTAACAGGGATCAGATAGGTAAAGTTACAGCCGGTCATAATTCGTCTTATGGTGAGGTATGGTGGTTCTACCCATCTGGTAGTAGCTCTGCTAATGATCGTTATGTAATATATAATTATCAAGAAAAAGTGTGGTATTTTGGCAACCTGCCGCGTACAGCATGGGTAGATAGGGGTATTAACCAGTATCCAATAGCCGCAAGTACCGATAATAAACTTTATTACCATGAATTTGGACAAGATGACGGCAGTACAAACCCTTCTTCTGCAATATCGTCTAATATAGAAAGCAGTCAGATGGATCTGGGTGAGGGCGACAAGTTTTTACTGGCAAGTAAACTTATTCCGGACATTACCTTTAGAGATTCAGAAAACAGTGCGCCTAGTGCAAGTTTCACGGTGCAAGTTAGACAAAACCCGGGAATAAACTATGACGCTACGTCCGCGAGCACCGTCACGCGGTCAGCAACCACGCCTGTTGAAGCCTTTACTGATGAGGCATTTATACGTTTGCGTGGCAGAAGTTTTGCTATCAAGGTGTCTTCTGATGATACCGGGGTCATGTGGCGACTTGGTACGCCCCGCATACAGCTTAGACCAGATGGGAGGCGCTGATGTCCACCCGTCAAGTCCCCGCCCCGTACTTTCCGTATCCACCGGATAGTTACGATCAGAATTACTTTAGTGAGGTAGTCCGAGCATTCTCTATTTTTATCGCACAACAACGCAATCCGGGCGAATCACGGGCCACGAAACTCACATTTACGGCGCTTCCGTCGGGTAGTGACAAAGATTTAGAGACAGGCGCCTTGTTTGAAGTTGACGGATTTGTTAAGATTAGTAAGGTAGATCGACCACATTGCGCTAGTAATTCAGCGACAATTACGGTAGGATCAGTAACAGTAACAATAGGGTAGCTATGGCTGAAGCACTTAAAACCTTTTCTTTTCCAGTCGGTGGCATAGCCGACTTTTATCTGGAAGACCACGAAAAAGAAGCTTTATACAGGGAAAAGGCTCAAGAAAACTTTGGTACAGATGGCTTAGGTGCTATCCAAGATGTTGCAGTGCGCATGGCCTCCTACGGCCGCTATGGTGACGACAAGCTCGTTCATGCTGAAACAGGCGAGCTTGTGGTCCCCAAGGCACTTATAGAGAAAAACCCAAAATTAAAAGACTCTATCTTTAATCACCTTAAAGATATGGGTATTGAAGACCCAGAAAGATACGTGGTAGGCACAGAAGCAAACTCTATAAACCCTGACACGGGTCTGCCTGAGTTTTTCTTAAAAGACATATTTGATAAGGTTGGCGACGTCATACGTAAAGTAGCCAAGCCTGTGTTGACTATTGCAGGTGCTGTTGTATTAGCGCCTTTTGTTGGTCCAACAGCCGGTGCGTCTATAGGTGCCGGTATTGGTGGCTTAATACAAGGCGAGAGTTTTGAAGAGGCCGTTGGCAGTGCATTGACCGCAGGGGTAACTTCTACCATAGGTGCAGGTATTTCGGGAATGTTTGGTGGCGCAGGTTTCATGGAAGGAGTTAAGGCCGGGTTTAGACCTGTTGGAGAATTTGGAAAGATAAGTGAAACATTAGGCGCTATGAAACAATCTTTTACGCCAGAAGGTGTCCCAGAAGTTCAATCGGTAGCAAAATCCTTTCCGGGTTTAGATCAAACAGTGAATGTTCCACAACAAGGGACAAGTGTTATAGACAAACTTATGCCAAAAACTTTTACTGGTTCAGATTTAGCAACCTTAAATCCAGAGCTTGGTAGTAAATTAACACCAGAATTAAGTTCTCAAATATTAAAAGACGTTAATCCCGGATTTTTCGCTAAATATGCTGCTCCAACCGCGTTAGCCACTACAGCCGCAGCGGCCGGTGGTTTTTTTGACAAGCCTGAAATGGAAGAGTTGGACGATATTGAAACGGGTCAAGATCTGATAGACAAAAATAGAGAAAAGTATATTGTAGAAAATCTTCAGTTACAAAGTTCAGAGCCCCCTTATGAAATACCCACCATGTTTCCCGGCATACCCGGTATAATGAGAGCAGAAGAGGGTGGTCCGGCTTTTCCACGCCGTACAGGTGGTATAGGTATGGACGAAGGAGTCAAGGGTAAAGATAGTGTTCGTGCTATGTTGATGCCCGGTGAATTTGTAATGACAACAGATGCTGTTAACGGTGCCGGTAATGGCGATAATGAAAAAGGCATAAAAAATATGTACGCAATGATGCGTAGTTTTGAAGCAAAGGCGAGGGCATAATGGCAGTAGAAACACAACAGGTCATACAACGAGAGGCACCCGAGGTAGAAGCTTATAAACTTGGTCTGCTTGAGAGCGCAAAAAAATTAGCAGATCAAAGAGTACCCCTCCCTACTCAACAAGTAGCGGGAATGTCCCCCTTGCAACTTCAAGCGCTACAAATGGCTTCACCTGCTTTCGGCGGTATTGGTGGTTATCAGCAATATTTAAATCAAGCAGGACAAACACTATCGGGTGCAACTCCCTACATAGAGGGGGCTGTGGGCAGTGCAGAGCCTTTATTATCCGGGGCGAGCGGTAAAGCACAACCTTTTATCACACAAGGTGCGGCAGAGGGCGCGGGACTTGTACGACGAGAGCGTGGAGATCCTTTTATACAAGGTGCTATGGGTCGAGCAGATCCCCTTGTATCTGGAGCCGTAGGCGAAGGCACAGCAGGTTTTAGAGGAGGGGCTAGTGCTGTAACCGGTGATGACATAAGTCAGTATATGAATCCGTATCAACAAGCCGTGCAGGATGAAATAAATAGATCGTTTGATCTTCAGCAAGCACAGATAGATGCCGGGGCAACAAGAGCAGGGGCATTTGGAGGTAGTCGAGCAGCCATACAAAGCGCAGAACTGGGCAGAAACAGAGCACAGGCGCTCGCTCAGTCACAAGCGCAAAACTTTTTACAAGCGCAAAAAG